GGATCTCAAGATGGCTGATGCATCTGCATCTAGTTGGAAAGATGAATGGTTAACAATTATATTTTCAGTACCGCTTATACTAGCATTCTGTGGTGACTGGGGAAGGGAAGTCGTAGATGCTGGATTTACTGCTCTTATGGGTATGCCTGAATGGTATCAGTATACTTTAGGTGTCATCGTTGCTGCTAGCTTCGGTGTCCGTAGTGCTAGTAAATTCTTCGGGAAACGCTAGTTCATACAAAGCAAAAGACTTGTCTACACCTAACACTTTTAAAGCCTGAACTATTTCATTCTCCAATGTCTCTGCATCTGCATTGACTTCCTCTGAATTGTTTCCTCTTACACGAGCAAGTAACTCAAGAGCTTTGAGAGCAGTATTGCCATTGCCAGCGTTACGAGCCACTTCATACTGCTTCTCGATTTCTGATATGACATCGACATCTGTTTGGATTTCATTCGTAAGTTCTTCGATACGTTCTTGTATCTTGTCATCTTGTAACAGTCGATAGCCTTGGTTGTGAGATGATGTCTCGCTATACCCTGCAGCTTGTGCCGCCTTTGTAGCATTTCGATGCAGGATATAGGCTTGACAAAATCGTTCTTGCTTCTCATTAAGCTGCGACATCTAGCAACTCTGTGTAGTATTTTTCCTGTCCACGTTTAGACTGCTTCCACACTGCGGCGGCGAGTGTACCTTCACCAAAGAAGTTAATACCCATATCCATATCCACATTATCAAACAGCTTCTCACAGTCTTGAGCCATGGCAAGTAACTCACCAGTAGTCCAGAACTTTGTACCACCTGTTTCGACTTGCATGTACTTTGGTTTATTCTTTTCTGTATCTGTTGTTTCTGTTTTCATTTCCTCTGTCATGTTTGGAATAGAACAATCAAAGCCAAACAGATCAAAGTTTCTAAAGCCTAGTGTGTGTGCAATCGCAATGGTACGCATAGCCGCACAAGTACCACCAGTAATTAATGTAGAACCTTCGTCAATGCCTGTAGCTTTGTCAACTACAATCTTGTCCTTTACATTCATATCACGTAGTGCATCTGAATAAGCTTGCCAACCTTTTATATTAGCACCTTGCTCAAGCAAGTACTTGGTAACAGATGGATCAGTCATAGAAGCAACAAGCATAATAGTTTCCTTGTCAACTTTCTTAAACAAATCTTTACGTACTACACCATGTGTACTTGTACCATCAATAGGACGTGGATCAAGGATAACACAAGCAAATGGTTGTATGCCTTGCTCAAGTAGCTTTGGATAGCTATGCTTAACACAGAATACTTTACCATCTGTTTCTGCTATGCGTTGTTTAAGGTCAAACCAATCAACACTGTCACCACCTGAAACAATAATTGCAGTTTCATTATTAATCTTGCTTGTCTTGATCCAGTCAAAATCCTTAATGAGTTTCTTGTTTTCAACTACATTGTTAATGATTTCTTCTTTTGGCCTGGAATCTTTAGGGGTGACAACAATAGGTACACGTGTAAGTTCTTCTGGTATCTTTGGTGTACCTTCTTTCATTGCTACAAAACAAAGATGTGTAATACCACCACCAACTACTGGATCAGAAGAAGGTAACACAACCTTTCCATATGCCTCAATCTCTTTCATGAGTTTGTTAACACCAAGGTTATCTTCGTGTGGTAGATTACCATCTTTATCTTTAGCAAAGTAATCATCGAACACAAGAATAGGAATGTGCTTCAGGTTTTCAAAGTCAGCCTTAACAGTTTCATATGAATGACCACCATCAATGTATGCAAAGTCTGCCTTCTTAACTTTCTTACAGGCAGGTACAGTCTTCTTACTGTCACCCTTATGAAGTTCAAAGGTGAATGTCTTACCTTGTTCTTTCATCTTGTCTGCAAACTCTTGCAAACGATTAGAGATTGCCTCGACTGTGTTGTGTGCTTTGGTATTCATTTCATACTTGTCTGATTCTGCAGTTGCGTCTTCAAACAAATCAAAGCCAATGTAGTGTACCTTGTCATGATGTTGTAATGCTGCAACACCCATTTGAATAGCACGTCCACCGTTCCATGTACCAGTCTCAACGATTGTCTTTGGCTTGTAGAAGCTTACCATTTTAATAAGCTGTTTATAACGTGCCGCATTGACATCAGGTGCAACAGTGTTGTTAGCATTCTTCTTTAGGTTACCTTTGAAGTGATCAAAGTATTCTGACAAAGGTGACTGTGCGAATGCGGCTAGTCCTTTAACGCCTTCGGATAGGTTGTTAGTGACCATACCGTGCGCTTTATAGATGTTGAGGAGTCGCTCAAAAATAAATCCGTCATGCCATTCTCTGTATGCGATGGTTTCACCAATGGTGTAAGCACCCCTAAGATCAGCAAGGATACTGCAAGTATTGTGACTAGATAAATTGAAGCCCATAAAACTTGTTTCGCTGTAGTCAATGTCGGTTCTCCCTAGATGAACAAGGTCACACTTGTCGGGCAACCATCTCTGTACTTGTTTAACATCAAGACGTTTAGTTGTCACTGTGTCAGCGTCCAACCAAATCATCCAATTGCTTTCGTCATATTCGTCTTCCATCATTTCAAATGCTAGGTCAGTCATAGCATATACTTTGTGACACCACTTGATAGCATCAAGCCGCCAATTGTATGGCATCTTTCCACCTTCAGTACCATCGTGCAGCTTCATACGTTCACGGTACTCTATCATTTCCTGTACATCATTTAGGTTACGATACTCAATAGCTTCAGATGTTGGTGGGTTAAGTTCATGAACATCAAAGTCATGGTAATAGGCTATAAGTTTAAAGTGCTTTGGGTTCCACTTATCAACCACACTTTGTAGCATGTTCTTTGCATATTCATGGTAACCTGATTCACTAAATGATGTGACAAAAATGTACATTAATCTATTTCTCCTAACGCTTCTTGCATAGTCATGCTTGTTTTTAAAGAGTGCCATTCACCTGCATAGGCAATGTCGGCTTGTCTTTTTGGTTCCCATTCTTTAAACCAAGGACCACCTGTAGTAAAGTGTACGTTCTTGGCATTAATATGTTCTGGTGACCAGCCATCTAGCCAGTTCCATTCTTCATTAATGTTTCCTATTTCTTCGTCTTCAAGCCATGACAAACCATGTAGCCATGAACCTGTCTTTACGTTTGCATCATCAACAGTTAAACGAAGGTTACCTGGATGCGAACAATTCCATAGCATAAAGCTAGACCAGTTCTTACGGTTGTAAGTCTGCTGAACCTGACCATCCATCTTTACTGTGGCATTAGGTCTGTAGTCATGTTTTACACATTGGATAGCATACTGTTCATTCTTTGTATATGTGTCAAACAATTCTCCAATGTCACAACGTAACATCATGTCTGAATCCATAAACAAAGCCCATCCATCATACTGGTTCAAGGCAGGAATAAGAAAACGTGTGAAGGTAAACTGTGTACTGAATGGTCTTCCATCCAGTTCGTCAACCATTACACGGTTGCCATCAATGCTATCAATCCTAGCAGCACGGCGATACAAACCTGCTCTGCGTAATGCAGGTTGAAAGAGGGGTATGATGTTATATTCCGAAGTATATTTAAGAATTGAGTTACGCAAGACTTCATAAGCAATACCCTCTCTCTCATCGAATCCAATATAAATGGTAGGTTTTCTGTACATGAACATTATTACAATCCTTATAGTCAGTGATTTACATATTATAATATATAATACACATCATGTCAAGAACTTTTTATTATTGATTAACAAAACCAATAATTTTAAAAGCATCTGTATCTTTAATATTCTTTTGATTTTCTGATGGACTAACCCATCTTAAATTACTTGGTCTGTAATCATGCTTGTCTTCGTTAATATGATCCACTAAAAAATTATCGAATGGTTTAGGGTTATATAGAAAAGCCATGGCAACCAATCTATGTACCTTATAAGATTTAGATATACCCTTATCTGTAAATACAACTGCTGGATATACATCTCTACTATAATTAAATGTTAGTTTTTTACCTTCGGAAGTTATGATAAAAGGAAAGTCATCTTGGTCACCATACTTTTCTAATCTATGTTTAGATCCACCTTTATATATAAAGTATTTACCACGTGGAATAGAAGATAAAAAATTGTTAGTTCTTTTTAAATCCTCTTTCTTTAATGTACCTTCTCCAAAGTCTATTGCTATCTCTGATATATCACGATATTCCAAGTCTTCATAAAGATTATCGTTAGGTAAAAAAAGATCAAGTTGATTTATCATTCTGTTTTTCCTTGTGCTTTTCCCATTCTTTTTTACTTGGGTGGTGTTGAGGTGGGTTATGTTGTACCCACCCCTCACCTTTCTTCCATATTACGCTCATGCTGCGTTCAAGTCAACGATCTCACAGACACCTGCAGTACAAGCCAACTCACGTCCACCTGATGTAGTGTCTTCCTTTTCAAACTCACGAAGCAAAGACCAGTCCACATTCTTTGGCATTTTAGATGCCAGTTCTTTGTACGTGTCAGCATCAATATCCTGATAGGGTGCTTGCTGATATGTATGCTCACTAAAGGGCAGGAAGCTAATACCAGATACCTCATCAAAGTGTTTGTATACCCACGCACCTACTTCCATCCATTCGTTTTCCTTAACAGAAATAGTGACTGATGGTTTGTGTTCACACCAATGACGCTGATAGGTTAACCACAGTTCAAGCTGTTCAATAGCTGACATACCTGTACGTGTCACTGCATTCTTTGGTGACTTCATTGGGAAGCTGAACACTGTAGTGCTATCAGGCTTCATTACATCTGGCTCACTAGGAATACCTTGTGAGATAAGGAACTGTGTCAGTGGGTCTTTGTTGTCACCACGTACAGTACGAATGTAATAAGGATTGTGACGTGCATGAATACCACTAGCACTATCAACAAGTTGTGATACAGTTCCACTAGGCTTGACACAGGTAATAGCAGTAGACTGATTAATACCAAGCTGTTGTGCCATAGCTGCATTAGCTTCAATGGCAGTAACACGTAGCATCTCTAGTGTGTCACCTATCTCTTTACCTTTGTGTAAAGCCGCACAGTCCATAATGCCAGTCAGTGATACGCCAAGCAAGCGTTCTTCTTCTGTGTTCTTCTTCCAGATATTACGAAGGTATTTAAAGTTTGTGAGAGTAGCTTGGAATGTACCAAGAATGGTAGCAAGACGTACCTTTTCTTTCAAGGATACAAGTGTATCAGTCTCACGTGCTACAACCTCTGACAGATTACAGAACTGGTATGGACGCAGGATAATCTCTGAACAAGGATTACAACCAAAGTCCTGATTAGCATCACGTCTACCGTTCTTTGCCGCTTGCTTACGTGATGATTCACGATTGAAGATACCACGTTCACCTGACTTACTGTCATACAGTGACAACCATTCACGCATGAATGTACCCATCTCTGGTTTCTGCTTGTAGGCTACAGAGTTATTAGCCAATGCACGTTGACCTTCGTTCTCCCACCACTGACCTGACTTGGCGTGTGCCATCTGATCATCGTTAAGATTAGACAGACTGATCAAAGCTGAACGGCGTACACCGCCTACAACTACAACCTCACCAATCTTACACATGATGTCGTGACATTCAATAGGATAAAGTCTACGTCCTGCTGCGCCTTTGAATTTCTGTATAACAAACTCAAACAATTCAATCAGTGGTTGTGGTCCTGATGCACGTCCACCAAATGTTTTTAACCTTGCACCTGCAGGGCGTACTTCACTCACATCAAACTTGGGAACTTGTCCAGTATACAACATAGCAATAAGTTCTTTAAGAGACTTTGCCCAACCTGGTCGGCTATCGCCAACCTTAATTACTGTGTCAGTCTCATGGAAATCTTCATTAACGATAGGAAGCTTTTCAATATTGTGTCGCTCAACAGAGAAGCCAACGCCTGTACCACACATAAGAATATACATGGTTTCGTCAAAGGCACGAGGACTATCTACTGGAACATACGAACAATTATAACCGCCAACATGACAACGATCTAACGCTGGTCCTGATGTCATCAAAGCCCTCATACTAGGCATGATAGACTGGTTGAGTACTGCTTCTTCTAGTTCTGATCTCAAGGTGTCAGGTAACTTATACCCATTATTACTAGCCAAGTGATTAGCCATATAGTCAAAGTAACGTGCAACTGTTTCACTCCATGTTTCCCTTCTTTGTTCATCTTCTTTCCACCTAGCATAGCGTGAAAGTGCAATAAAGTTTTGATAGTCTGTTGGTAATTGGTTATTCATTTATATCTCTCCCTGATTTGAATGTGACGAAAGATAATAGTATCACATTAGGATAAGGATTACAATAGAATTAGTGACCAAGAATAGCATTTATTCTGCGGCGAACAAAGTCTACTTCGCCAGACTTGAGTACACGAAAAGCAAATTGTCTCATGTAATCAGGGTCTACACCTGCATTGTCACATACTTCTCTGAAGTCTTCTGCAGTAACGCCAACTGAAGCAAAGAACCAGGCTATAGCTCTGTCTCTATCTATTATAGCTTGATCAGGCTCTCCTGCATATGCTGGCTTTGTTGCATCTAGTAATGCCTGTAATATTACTGCTAGGTATAATGTTTTTTCTGGTGAGGAAATACTAACTTGAGCATCGTCACTTAATACAATATTGATTTCTGTTTCAGACATTCTTAAACCATTCGGTAGGAACGCCTTCGTTTAATTTACAGAATTTAAAATTATATTTGTAACACCAATCTGCATATGTCATCTTACCACCCTTGTATAGTTTGCGGTAAGGATTATCAAATACAAATCTTATATCTATATCAGGATGTTGGTCACGAATAAACAAATGTTTCTTTCGATCTTCCAACATGAACCTACCCTTAACTTCTAGAATGACACCGTTAGGTAGTATGAAATCAGGAATATATTTCTTGTTCTCATACCATTCGTAAGCTATAGGATATGGTTCATATTGAAAATCAATTTTATTATTTGCTAACTGTTCGCTGCAAGATAACTCTGAATTGCTTCTGTACTTATGGTCTTTTGCGTTTCTTTTTTGACGCTTTGTAGACTTCTTCATACAGTAACCTCTTCAACATTTGGAACCTTTGCAGTAACTGTTAAGTAACGTATACCATTAGAGTATTTGAAACCACGTAATCCCATGCCACCATTTGCATCAGACCAACAGCTTTTCTTAAAGGGACAATACACACAACCAATAGCAAGCTTACGGTTACCAGAAGAACCATCAGCTTCATCTGAATAACAACGAGGTGGTGGTGTGTCTTTATCCACCACTTGTTTTAACTCGTTAATACGGTCACCAGCATTGATCATCTCCATTGATTCAACTTTCAACAGAGCAAGTTCTGCAGATGATTTATCTATTGCGAAGAACGCTGCTTCAGTGTCACCTTGGGCTTCGGCATACCCAGAAATTTGAGCAATATAACCAAAGGGATCATCATAGGACAACGTACCGTCCTTAAATTTCTTAAAAGCATAGGGCGATGCTGACTTGACATCTACTAATACTCCATCAATACGACAGTCGGTGTGGCCCTTGATGCCCTCAACCTCTACTGTCTTTTGTTGTTCTGATACTTCGTGATCTGCAAGTTGAGCAAGACAAAGAAGTAGTGATTCAAGAATATCACCAAACAAAAACTTAATCTTTGTTTGCCCGGTTAAAGCTTCACGATCTGTCTTCTTCATGTCATACCATACTTGACGTGATGGCTTGCCAATCTGTGACATACGTAAGGTTGGATTATCTTGGTCACGTCTTTCAGTAACAGCATTTGTAATAGCCGCCATGACCTCTGTGCCACACTTATAAATAGCATCACGTTTCTTTACGCTAGGCTGATCAATACCATTTTCAAGTGTTCTATATATGTCATCTATAAGTGTGTTAATATGAGCCATTAGCTTTCCTTCTGTTTTAATAATCTACTCAAGTACCAGTTTGCTTTAGCTAGGTCTTCATCTTTATTCTTGTAGTTCTCACGCCATGTATACTTGATATTGTTTCCTTTGCAGTAGCCACGAAACTCTTCAGGAGTTAGTGCAGCTTCGATTGCTTCAATGCATTCGATACCTGCATGGTTGTAGTGAGGTGGTGAATTAACCATGTCTACATTGTCAGACTGTAAGTTAGCTTGAGCAGCTTTGGTGCGCATCCATTGATTATTTAGTTCAGCTTGTTTAGCTTTCATAAAATCTTCATGTTTCATAAGATGTCTCTTCTGTTTATTTAAAAGATGCTGGCGTACCCACCGCAAACACAAGCCAGCCCGCAACCATTCTCTGTGTAGTTGCTCCCGTGAAGTTTACTTAGTTACCGAATGGTACTTCGTCATTCAACTCTGCCGTACCAGAGTAACCAGAAGGAACAACATCAAAGTCTTCGCTGTTTTCATCTTCGTACTCTACCAACTCAACGACTTGAATCTTAGACAGGTCAGCACCTATACCAGCATTACCTTTCCAAGTCCACTCATACGGCTTGTACTGCACGTTAACGAGTGAACCATTACCAACCAACTTATCGGAAGGGAAAGGACGCTTCTGTGCATCCACAACTTCAGGTGGATTATTATCACGGTTCTTACCCTGAACCTTACGCTTGATGGTAACAAAGTCACCACGCTCATCACCCTTGTTCTTAACCTTTAAACCGTCAGCCTCAACGATAGCTTTGTTAGTCTCGTCAAGAGCTACATCAATAGACCATACAGGTTCAAATGTAGTGTTAGGGTTAATGATAGATGCCCAATAAGCTTTACCAGAAATTACACTCATACTTTCTTCTCCTTGTACTGTGTGATATGTTTATCACTTTCTTGATTTTGAATATTATGCCACAACTAAATAGTAATGTCAACACTTAATGTGTGTCAGCCCAATTATTTCCTATTTTAAATTCACTATCCAATGGGCAATTAACTTTTAACTCTGCTTCAACTAGCTTCATGGCATCTTTAGTTATCCTTCCAAACTGTTCTACTTGTTGTGTGTTTACTTCAAACTGATATTCGTCATGGATACTAGCAACCAGATTATAATCTAGCTTTGCTCTTTCTGCACCAAGAATAATCTGACGTAGCCATGACTTACAAATGATAGCACCTGCACCTTGTAATAAAAGGTTCATTGCTGCGTGTTGTTGTCTGACAATAAGTAATCTACCGTCAAGACCTTTAATGTATCCTTCTTGTGCTGCTTTATCTACAGCATTGCGAAGACGTTTAAGTGCTGGCATGTTTGACAAGAACTTACCCATCACTGCCTGACCTTCTTTAGCTCCACCCCCTACAATGGAACCAATCTTTGCTGGCCCGGCACCATAGATCAGAGCATAGATGAATGTCTTTGCCTGATCCCTGCTATCAAGTCCAGCGTTACGTTGGTTAGCCGTATGAATGTCACCTTCTACTACCTCTTTGGTAAAGTCAGGATCATTCATGTAATGTGCAAGGCAACGTAACTCTAAAGAGGACGCATCACAACCCAACAGTTTGTACGAAGGTGAAGAAGTCTTCCACACTTCTCTGCACTCTTTACCGTAGGGAGAGTAAACGGCAGGTATTTGTGCCATGTTAGGGCCGTGATGCGCCATGCGTCCAGAGATAGCTTTCAAGGTCATCACACGCCCATGAACTTTGCCGTCATCTTGGACTACATCCAGCCATGATTTGACTTGCGATACACGTTTCTGAAGTAGTAGATACCTAGCAATCTTCTGTGCCTCTGGTATGTCTACGTTCTTCAGTGTACCTTCATCCACAATAGGATGTCCAGTAGGTGTATGCTTGTCAGGTTTCCATCCCTTCTCCATCAGACGAAAGGCAATCTGTTGACGAGAACCAGGATTGAATACCTCAACTTTATCTTGTAATCTTTTGCCAGTCTTCTCCGAATATCTTTCATGAACAATCGGTGGGAATATTTCCTGCATCTCTTGTTCAATGTTCGCAGCTTCTTCTGACAGTTTAGCTACAAGAATAGAAGCCTTTGGTATATCAAGGCTGAAACCATTCTTCTCTTGTCTGTCAATGATAGCACGTATGTCATGCTCAAGTTTGACAGATTTAGCAGAGAACTTTTGTAGTTTAGGTAGGAGATGTTTATACAACCGAATAGTTACTTCAACATCTTGCCTACAATATTCTAACATCTCCATATTAAAATGTGAGAAGTCAGAGTAATCCATTTTATATTCACCTAGTCTTTGACCCCATGCTTTAAGACTATGACCGTTCTCTAAAGAGGGGTCTGCAATCTGTGACATAATAAGTGTGTCACGAATCTTTGATAGAGGTATGTTAGCGTCAAGAAGTTTGTTCAAGACAGGAGCATCAAAGGATACCCCATTGTGCATAACAATAATATCGTAATGAGAGAGAACAGTAGGTAAATCAGAATATCCACTTTTGGTTTCATACCATTCAAACCTCTCACCTGTATCTACATCTTGACCACATACACAGTGTACTACCTTTGCATCAATATCATCTGTCTCAATGTCAAGTGCTATACGTTTCATAGTTCAATCAATATCGCTTTCTCATATGGGATGTGGAAGAAGTGTTCACCCTTTTTAATGTATCTTCCTTTTGCTTCCTTCACCTCTGATGCCGCAACGATGTCATCTTTAATACGCCATGCAGCTTTCAAGTCAGAGCGAAGAATGTAAAAGTTAAAGAAAGAATTATCCTTACCAAGAGACTTAACCTTATTGATCAACTTGTGTTTACGATAAGGTATACGTATCTCTTTCCAGTTAGGATTCCAATCACCACTCCATGCAAACTTAACTTCAACCTCACTGAAGTACGAATTATAATTCTTTTCTGACTTGATGTCAACAGAAAAATCTTCTTTGCTATCAGTAATTGTATGACCATTCTTGATAAGGTAAGCCATGATCACATCTTTAGCTGACTGATCTGCAAGTTCATACCTATGCTTTGAGAATGGTATGTTCACTGCTCCCTTGATTGGCTGTAACATTATAGATAATCTCCCATGTCTGGTTCATTTGATTTAGATTCAAAAGGACTGTCGATCTCTGACATACGGCCTGTCTGTTTGTCATACAATAAGTATGTAGCTACACCAGTCTCACCAGCATAACGGTTCTTCAAGACACGTACAGTGGTTGTATTGGCGGCTACAGGGTCATCTGCCTGTTGATCACGTTCAAGCCCTATAACAGCGTCAGAGAGCTGCGCAATGCTATGTGAACCACGAAGCATAGATAAAGATATTTCTTTACCCTGTTCTGTACCCTGATCACCAGTGCCACGGCGTAGGTGTGATACAAGTAACATGCCACACTGTGTTTCCTCAACGAGTGAACGTAGCTTTGTCATGAGCATGTCAATGTTACGGCGTTCATCTCCATCGTCCAAACCAGATACCAAGATAGATAGGTGATCAATCACAATGAACTTACAATCCATAGCCTTTACCATGTAACGTACACGTGAAAGGATTTCGTCAGTTGTAATAGACCCAAAGTGATTGAATGATATTAGACGTGGGTTCTTTACAGTGTCTTCAATGAATGGTTGTAACTGATCCCTTGTATACTTCTTACGTTCCTCACGAATAAACAGTCTGTCATTGGCAGGTATAGACATCAGATGGAACATAGTCTGCTTCTTGTTTTCTTCCAAGTGAATGATACCAATGTTAGCATCAGTACTCTTTAGCATGTGGTATTCAAGTTCATACATCATGCTTGTCTTACCTGCACCTGTACCAGCAGTGATGGTTACCAACTCACCAGTACGCATACCATATAGTTTATCATTCAATCCCATGAAAGGATACAATACAGTTTCATTCTCATCTTCTTCAAACAAAGAATCAATGTGGTCACACAAACGAATGATACCTGCAGGTGTGTAAGGTGATGCACCCCACCAGCTACGAGTAAATTCTTCACGTTGGTTTTCTTTCAAGTACTCGTTAGCATCCTTGAGTTTTAAGTCCATGATCTTACATTTCATAGGCTCAAAGATTTGAGCAATCTTGTTTGCAGCTTCAGTTCCTGGACCATCATTATCAAAGCAAACAACAATAGTTTCAAATGAATTTAGAAACTCATACTGTGCTTTGACATCACGAACTGCACCTTGCGCACCAGTCTTTACAGATACGACAGGCCACTTCGATCCAAGCAATTCATAGGCTGACATGGCATCGACTTCACCCTCACAGATTGTGATGTACTTACCACCCTGATTGAATTTGTTCTGACCAAACAGAGCCGCAGAAGATACATTGCCTTCGCAACGAAATGATTTGTTCTCGACTGTTCTTGTCTTGTTTGCGACAAGACTTTTATCATTGTCGTAGTATGGGTAATGATGTGCAAGAACTTTACCATCCTGACCAATGGTAGACTTAACGCCAAAGAACTCGCAAGTTTCTTTCTTGATCTTACGATCTGTTAGAGATGCAAACACACCCTTGTCAGTGACAGGTACATAGTTCTTCTGAACTGGTATCACCTGTTGTTGTGATGTTGATTCCATATTGTTTGCCTTCCAATGTTTATCACATACGAAACAATGCTTGTGTCCATCTTGGAACACAACTCTCCCATCAGACGATCCACACTCACATGCTTCACGCCTGACCTCTACATCTGACGGTCTACGGTCAGTCATCATTACCTCTTATCTCCTGATCCTGTAAGCGTACCTTTTACCTGACGTTCAGCCAGCTTATGGATATTACTCTTTGCAACTTGCTCCAATGTTGTGTCCAACACTTGAGCCATGGCTGCAACGTACCAAAGTACATCACCAAGTTCATCTCGTAAGTCATTGATTTTATAAGGTAATTCTTCTTGTGAATAACCATCACGAATGAACTTCTTAACCTTGTTTGCAATCTCACCTGCCTCACCTGCAAGACCAAGGGCAGTGTATGAATACCCATCACGCTCTGGAAAAATAGCAGTCTTCATTGCGAGTTTTTGATAGTCATTAAGTTCCATTTATAATCTCCTAATTCATGTGTCTGTGTTGGAAATATGTACCGTATAGTTCACCTTCGTCAAAGATATATAACATACCATCTCTGATCTTGGCTTCATAACCCATAGCCTTTGCTAGTTCTGCACGTTCTTCCATGAAGTCACGAATGTCTTCTATACCTTCTATGACTGATACCTTATCACTGGTTTCAAAATAAATCTTACCCTCGTGCTGCATCTAGTATCTCCTTCTTGACAAGTTCAAGCATGAAGATCATATCAGGTGCATCATTAACTGCAAGGCTCATGAATAGTTCACCAGTCTTTGTCCAACCAATGATCATGACATCACGAATGTCTTGCTCTAATGCTCTTGTGAATGCATCCTCTACACTCGTATCAATTTCTTTTTCTGCTCTTTCTTTGACAACAGAAAACAGATTTACAATTTTACTTTCATCGTCAGACATTATAACTCCATCCATTCTTTTGCAAATTCTTTTGCTTCTTTATTTGTTTCTCTTGTAAAGAAGCCAGTTAACTTATCACCTCTATAAGTTTCAATGTGATATAGATTTTTATTTCTAAAATTTCTTCCGGGAACTTCAGATGATTTAAGTATATCTGATAGTTCATAGAAGGCTCTATATATTTTGTACCGTTTTGACACTGTATTCTCCCAACCAATCTGGCATTGAACGACACTTATTATACCTAGCAAATCTTAGTTTGTCAACGATATAAAATTGACGGTATGATTGGACAGGCCATGGGTCATCTATCTTTAAGTCATCGTGACCACTGAAGCATTGAGGGTGGGCAGTCAGTCTACCGTCAGGTATCT